TTTAGGGGGATGTTAATGGGGTATTTTTTTTTAATTCTGGGCTGCTTAATAATTGGGTTTTCTTTGGGGGCTTGGTTTGAAAGTTTGAAGAAATAGGGGGAGTGATGATTAAAATAGGTAATTATCAAGATTTTTTTGAAAAATGGAGGAAAGCTGAGATCAGCTTTGAGGAACATCATGGCTAGACCCAAAGGATCAGGCCCTACCAAGGGTAGTTGGAAAAAAGGATTTTGTCCTAACCCAGGCGGAAGACCTAAAGATTACAAAGAAGTCAAGGAAGCCTATCAGGCTTTATCATGGGAAGCACTGGCAGCGCACCGATCAGCATTGAAAAGTAAAAAGACAATGGTTCAGGCTGCCAACGCCATTAATGAACGCGCATGGGGTAAGCCATCCCAGGAAATATTGATAGGCGGCAACGGTGGCCTTCCTATCTTGCATAAGACGATCGTCGAAGTAGGGTTTGTTGACGAAGAAGGCACAACTGAACATGAGGTTGAAGAAGGGAAATCCTAATGTTATCATCGGATAGCAATAAATTTGATGATCCAACTCCGGAAACGATAGCCAAGCTTAAACCATGCAGCCTTAAGTATCTTGATAGTGAATTGGAGCGCGCAGGATACGATATTGCAGACGCATTCGCTTGCATCACTATGGGCCTTCAAATAAAAATTGGAGGGCTTACCACCATCGGCAAGGGTATAATGCCTGTTGAGCTTACCAACCATCTTGCCGATAAGCTTATTGCTTACCGCAAATGGACGGATGAAATGAAGCGTTATAACCTAGAAATCAACCCAGTTATCGATGTTTGTTTTGATAATTTGTCATGTCGAGAGATTGCTATAAAGTATCGCAAGCGCACGTCATGGGCCAGCGAGCTTTTAAGAGACTCATTAGAACTTTATATTAAGGTGAACAATGGATAGTAAATGCCTCTTATGCAAATATAAGCCATGCAAATGCCATTTTTCATTTTCTTCCAAAGACATGCGGCGGATTATAAAATATTGGCCAACTTATGCTGCTTATTTGCAAAGTCTAGGATATTTTAAAATTGATCATTGGAAAAAGTGAACGGATGAATCCGCACATATACAATTTGATTGTTGGTTTTGTACCAGAGGGGGATTTGATGAAGGTTGCAAAAGAAATCGAAACGGTGGTTAATGAGCGGGAAAAACTGTTTATTTCTGCATATGGCAACGGTGATTATGATTTAGCGCAATTCACCAACGGTGCAGTTGCCATGTATAAGCATTTGATGGAGAAAAATAAATGAACGAAGAATTTTTTATAAATTTGCCAAAAAATATTGGTGAAATGACTTATGAAGAGCTTTGGACGTACATAGCAAGCACGCCAATTATGAGAAATAAAAAGAAAATTGATGAACTTGAAAGTCAACTAAACACTGCTAAAAACCGATTATTGTATGTTGAGGGCGAGAGAAATAAATTTGATAAATTAATTGGGCCACTTTCAAATTTCATAGAAGCTAACGCTGATATAAGTGTATTGGAAGTATTTGTTCCTGAAGGCAGTATCAATTTAATCGGACTTTGTTCCCAAATAACCGAAGATAGACAGGAAGCAATAAAATCAATCATTGATACTAACAACAACATACAGGCGATTGAGAAAAATATTGAAAGGTTAAAAAACAATGTGGTTTAGAAAGAAGAAACAAGATAGTTTCCATACAACGGTTTATAATCATCAGGTCATTGATGAGGGGAGTGACACACTTCAAAAATTTGATGAACGAACCGCACATTTATTGAAATTTCCCTTTTCGGATATTTGCATTAAAATTCAGCATACGCGATACGCTATTGCCAGGCAATTGCCATTAGAAATGCCAGAGATTTCGCTGGAGAGGCAGCGCATAGAACAAAGATTATTGCCAATTAAAATAGAGGAAATGAAAATACTGCGTGAAGAATTGCGGAAACTATTATTTTTCCCCTTGACACGGGAATCAGTAACTGATAAAACGGAGTAGAATAGTTTAAGTGTCAGTAAAAATAGTCACGACAAAAGTAAAGACAGGGTTTGTTCCCCGCAATCTTCAGCAATTCCTTTACAAGAATTTAACCAGGTTCGCAATCGCTGTTATTCATAGACGTGCGGGTAAAACCGTATTTGCTGTAAACCTGATTATTGCTAAAGCCCTTAAGTGCAAATTAAAAAACCCTGAATATGCTTACATTACCCCATTTTACGGCCAAGCAAAAAAAGCCGCTTGGAAATATTTTAAAGAATACACGGCCAAGATACCAGGGGTTAAGGTTTACGAAAGCGATCCGGTTCACCTGATCCTGCCTAATGGAGCCACAATATCCATTGCTGGCGGTGATAATCCTGATGCGCTTCGTGGTAGTTACTACGATGGCGTAGTTTTGGATGAATATGCCCAAATGCGTCCGAAAGTGTGGACGGAAGTTATACGCCCAACCTTGTCAGATCGTCAGGGCTGGGTTTTATTCATTGGTACGCCAATGGGAAAAAATGCTTTCTTTGAATTGTATGACCAGGCTAAGAATGGCTTTGTTTATGAGGACGGCAATAGGATCATCGATCCTGAATGGTCGGCATTCATGTTCAAGGCGAGCGAAACAGGCATTATCTCTGAAAAAGAATTAGCATCCGCCCGGCGCGATATGAAGGATACGCAGGGAGCTTTTGAGCAGGAATATGAATGCAACTTTAATGCTGCTATTCTGGGAGCTTATTACGGTGCATTGCTTAATGAACTGGAAGCTAAGGGCCGCTTAGTCAATGCAACCATATACGAGCCTAGATTACCGGTTCATACCGCTTGGGATCTTGGTATAGGTGACAGTACGGCAATTTGGTTTTTTCAGATACACGCCAAAGAAGTGCGCGTTATTGATTACCTGGAAAAAAACAGTGTTGGCCTTGATTATTATGCAACAGAATTATTACGAAGATCCCAAATCGAAGGATATAAGTACGAAAACCATTGGTTGCCCCATGATGCTACGGTAAGAGAGTTGGGAACTGGCCGTACGCGGGTTGAAACATTGGAAAGATTGGGCATAAAAGCCAGGCTTATACCGATGATGAAGGTGGCCGACGGCATTAACGCCGTGAGGCAGACGCTTCCGGATTGTTGGTTTGATGCTAGAAGGTGCGCCGATGGGATTGAGGCATTGCGGCAATACCGCAGTTCCTATGACGACAAGAAAAAAATTTACAGTTCTGACCCACTGCACGACTGGACAAGTCACGCAGCCGATGCTTTTAGGTATTTGGCAACAACTTGGCGCGAGCAAATAGCCCCCAAGGTTGAGCCTAAGAAACCTGATGGCCTAACGTTTAACGATATTGTGAAACATACTGCAAAACGGTTCGAAAACCGCAGGATATAATTAACAAAAATGCAAATGATTGAAGCCTCTGCAAAGGAAAATGCGGATGAGGCGAAGCTTTGGCTGGATGAAGTTAAGAAATCCGAAGCCAGGCTTAAGAAATACTTCGATCGATGCGATGATATAACCAGGCGGTACCGTGACGAACGCGAAGATGTACCAACATCCTCCACTGCTTTCCGCTACACATCAAAATACCGGTTCAACATTCTTTGGTCAAATCAGCAGACCATGTTGCCGATGCTGTATTCGCGCATGCCAAGGCCGGTGATTGAACGCAGGTTTAAGGATGATGACCGTGTTGGTCGCATATCTTCTGAAATGTTGGAAAAAACCACTACAACTATGATCGATCTGAACGGATTTGACGGCGTAATGAAGAATTGCACCTTCGAATTCAGCCTATACGGCCAAGGTGTAAGCTGGGTTCGGTACGTCCCAACCATTGAAGATAACCCGACCGTAGGCCCTGATGGGCAACCTATGCCGCAACAGGTCATTAAGTTTGAACAGGCAGTCGCTGATTTCGTTACCTACAAGGATTTTTTCTATAGCGATAGCCGAACCTGGGAGGAAGTGTCTTGGGTTGCGCGGCGTGTTTACATGACCCGCAAGGATTTAGTGGAGCGTTTTGGTGAAATTGGGGAAACCGTAAAGCTCGATCATAAGCAAGGTACGGGTGATTCAAAGCTTGATGCCGAAAGCCGATATAACAAGGCCACTGTTTACGAAATCTGGTGTAAGCCTGAGAATATGGTTTACTGGATTGCCAAGGATAACCCGGATGAGGTT